ACCCATCATTCTCTTTTGGTGCCAAAGACACCAACGGACAATACCAGGGTGACCCAGGTGAGTTTGGCGTTGACTTTGTTAACCCATCGATTTGGGCAACTGCAACTCAGTCGTCAACCAGCACTGCAACCCTTACCAGCGTAACCATCGCTGCTGGTAGCCCTAACCCACTATCAAGCCTCCGTGTTGGTCAGCCAGTGTTCTCTACTGGTTATCTAGCCGCAGGTACCTATATTACCTACATTAGCGGTACCACTATTGGTATTAGCGCTCCACCTCTACAGGCTATGAGCGGTACTTCGGTGAAGTTTAACGTTGACCCAGTAGTTAGCACTACTGTTTCTTCAGCTTCTCTAGGTGCTACTTCAATCACCGTTGCTTCAGCTTCAGGTATTTCTGTAGGTCAGGGTGTAGCTGCTACTGGTACTATTGCTGCTGGTACGGTTGTTACCTCAGTTACTGGTACTTCGATTGGTCTTAGCCTCCCACTAGTTGGCGCTATGAGCAGCACTACCGTTAAGTTCGGTCCTGATGGTGCATGGGTGTTCACCCCATACATCTCTGTACCAAACGTACTAGGTCTAAACGGTGGCGCAACCGACTCTACGGTTACCCTATCGGGTGTAAGCACTGTTCTCGGTGCGTACACTGCTCAGGATGCTTTGCGTGACGCTGGTTACCAAAACGCTAACGTTAAGGTTAACGGTTCTGCCCAGGGCAACACTGCAATTACTGTAACTGGCATTACTCGTACCGCTGGCTCTACCACTGCTGTGTTAGCTGCTACTGGTGCAGGTGCTCAGTATCCAGTCGGAGCAAAGGTTACTGTTTCGTCACTTGTTTCTCCAAACACTGAATTTAACGGTACTTGGGTTGTTACTGCAAACGCAACTAACACATTCTCAATCACCTCGTTGAACTCAACCGCAGTTTCACAGTCTTCGTTGACTGGTTCGGTTGTTGGTGTGCAGAACACAGTGTTCTCACAGACTGACGCTGCTGGTGCTAACCTAATTACTGGTACTTCAGACGTCACCATTAAGTTGTACGCTTAATCTAAGTCTGGATAGTTAATGGCTGCAAAGGCTTTGCCCCCTGGCTCGAGTATTTCTCCTGCTCAGGGGGCAAAGCTTTTAAAGTCTGATGTTCGTGCAAGACAGTACATAGTCCCAAAGGCATTTGCCAAATCAGAAAATTCCCGAGTAAGTGGTCCTAATAAATTAGCTGGAACTAATAAAATTACCAATGAAATTGGTAGATTTCAAGCACCAAAAATTATTGCATCTGCTCGCGACCTTGTCGGTGAGTCTACAGATTATGAAAGCCCTCTAGCGGCTCTTCCAAGTAACCCAAATATTTCTGACCTACAAACTTTTGGTAGAAACGGTCCGGAGCAAGCTGGTGAGTTTTATAATCCTAAAAGTGACTTGTTCACAGTTTCCAGCGCAGTAGCTCTATCTGATATCCCAACATCATCTACAAATTACAAAAGACCTCGCACAGTAGCTGCAGGTTATGACCCTAATACTGGAACTCTTACAGTAGTTTTCCGTGATGGTACATTCTGGAACTATAATAATATTCCGGAGTCTGTGTGGATTAAATTCCACGATTCATTTTCTAAAGGCCCAATGCTCAACCACAGAAGCCGTACTCAGGGTTTTGAGGGTGACTTGTTATCTTACAACCATGGTCCTGCTGATATGAGCGCACTGAGCCCAGAAGCTCAAGAATTCTTGTATCGAGTTGCGCGTACTTCACAAATCAAGTATGCTGATAAAGGCAACCGCGGAGTTAACCAGAACACAAGGCCACTCAGCCAGCCAAGATTAGGCAAGTCCGGTACAGTTAAGCAAAATGCAACTGTTGCAGGCATCCTAGCTAAAGGCGTTAATAAAAATGCTGGTAAGAATACTGCAACTGCTAATAAACCTAGGAAACCACGTAAACCATAACTATGCCAAAAGTACACAACATCGGAACAAAAAGATTCGTCCAATATATTGACTTTCCTGTAAAATGGGGATGGAAACTAGTGGTACGTGGTTGGACTCAGGAAATTGAGCCACCATTTCGCATGGCTACACCACTTATAGTAAGACTTCCAGGTTATAAGGCACTAGTATTTGGTATATGGACCGGACAAAAATCGGAAGAAGAAGAAGCACTCAGTGCTGCAACGGGAATGAGGATATTGAGCAATGAAGATTTTGAAGAAGGTTGGACGCCAGCAGCCTACCAAGCTCCAGAAGAGAGTATCTGGGATAGCGACCTCTGATTTGATTATGTGGGCTGAAAATGCCCTGTATGTAATCGGAAAAGAAATTACTCATCATCAGAGGGATAAAAGCTTTGAGGCCCTAGAAGAGGCTCACATGGGCGCTGAAGCCCTACTAGCTATAGTTGAAGAGCTTCAGAAGAGGTCAGCACGTGAATTTTGATGAAGAAGACGACTTTGAAGTAGAAGAAGAGTCGCAATTTGAAGAGATTACCCCTGAGATGTACCAAACTGACGATGAGTCAGATGAGGATGAATACATTGATGAGGATGCCCTTGATGAGTTCTCACAGGACTTTGTTAACCGATTAATCGATAAGATTATGCAATTTCTTGTGGTTCTTGTTGGCCACGATTTGCACCCATACCAAAAACCTCTAGCACGACGAATTATCGAGTCAGTTATTATTAACGACGGTGAAGAGATTACAGCCCTTGCTGCACGTCAGTCAGGCAAGTCAGAAACAATTGCTGACACAGTATCCACACTTATGGTGCTACTTCCTCGACTAGCTAAGATTTACCCAGACCTACTAGGTAAATACAAAGATGGACTATGGGTAGGCTTGTTCGCTCCTACCGAGTCACAGGCTGAAACCCTATTTAGTCGTACGGTTACCCGACTTAGCTCTGAGCACGCCCTTGAGATTCTTAGCGACCCTGAAATTGATGATGTTGCGGCCAAAGCTGGCGGTGTCACGAAGATGATTAGGCTTAAGAAGTCCGGCTCTACGTTGACAATGATGACAGCTAACCCACGAGCTAAGATTGAATCTAAGTCGTTTCATATTGTAGTTATTGACGAATGTCAAGAAGCAGACGACTTCGTAGTATCTAAGTCTATTTCTCCTATGCTTGCATATTACGCAGGAACAATGGTTAAGACTGGTACTCCTACGACTAGCAAGAATAACTTCTACAAAGCTATTCAATTAAACAAACGTCTTGGAACTCAAAGAGGACGAAGACAGAATCACTTTCAGTGGGACTGGAGAGACGTTTCTAAAGTAAACTCAGACTATAATAAGTTTATTAGAAAAGAGATGTTGAGAATTGGCGAAGATTCTGACGAATTCCAGATGTCGTACAACTGCAAATGGCTACTTGAACGCGGTATGTTTGTTACGTCTTCCCTTATGGATGAACTTGGTGATACGTCTCAAGAACTCGTCAAAATCTGGAATCAAACCCCTGTTGTTGTCGGAATCGACCCTGCTAGAAAAATGGACTCCACAATTGTCACGGTGGTCTGGGTGGACTGGGACCGTCCTGATGAGTTTGGCTATTTCGACCATCGAGTCCTCAACTGGCTGGAATTACAAGGGGACGACTGGGAAGAACAGTATTTCCAAATCGTTAACTTTCTCTCAAACTATGACGTCCTGGCCCTCGGAGTAGACGCCAACGGTGTTGGTGACGCAGTAGCCCAACGTCTAAAGGTTCTTATGCCTCGTGCAGAAGTTATCCCTCTAACCTCTAGCCCTACCGAGCAATCAAAGCGATTTAAGCACCTACAAGCTTTGATTCAGCGTAGGATGCTATCTTTCCCTGCTCACGCTAAAACTAGAAGGCTTCGTACTTGGAAGCGCTTTTATCAACAAATGACTGATGCTGAGATTCAATATAAGGGTCCAAACTTCATGGTTTCTGCCCCAAATGAGAGCTATGCACACGATGACTTCGTGGATAGCTTGGCTATTGCCTGCTCTCTAACTCAGGAACTGGTTATGCCGACTGTTGAAGTCGCAAATAATTTCCTATTCAATTAGCCTGACAGAAGGCCAATAATGAATCACACTAGTAATTGGAAATACTGCAGTTTTCCATTCCCAATTTTAAGGAGTTCCCATGGGTATCGGCCCTAATCCAATGTTCCCAGAACGCGCACCACAGGTTTACGAAATGAAGGGTGCTGGCAACCTAGAACGACGTGGCCCACTTCGTTTCGAAGAAGGTCTAGCAACTGACACTGACATCCCTACCGACTTCCAGAAGGGCATCATGAGCGGTTTCGCTGCTGCCCCTGGTCGCCCAAACCGCAACGCTCCAGTATGGCAGAAGCCTGCTGCTGAGACTTTGTCGGAGCGTGCACACGTTGGTTCGGCGTCATGGATTGAAGCACCTACCTTCTTGGGTGAGTTTGCACACGGTTCGTTCTCGAACAACGCTGAGCAGATTGTAGAAGAGAAGCTAGTAACGGGTGGACGCACAATGCGTATCAACCCAACAGTCGTAAACGACTAATTTACTGTTTAGCAACCTATCCCTACTTTATTTACTAGAGTAGGGATAGGCGCTACAGTATCGAGGAGTTCAAATGGCAGACGTACCTACCAATGAAAAGCTTTACGCCATGGTTGTAACCCAGGCTAAAACTAAGTATAGAATCTACCCTTCACCGGGTGCTTCACACTGGGTGCACAAACGCTATCTTGAACTAGGCGGCAAATTTGAAGACTCTGAAAAAGTAGCAGAGCGTAAAAAAATGATTGCTGAATACGCTGAGCGTGTGCGAGAAATGCACAGCAAACATGATGATGACAAGCACAGTAAACACCACGATAAGAAGCATGAGGATAAGTAATGTCATTTCTTGACTTTTCACCCCCAAGCTATCGTGCAGCTTCTTCTGACCTTACAATCAGCATTTCGCCTCTTGGCCTTGTAGAACTTGCTGATGAAGAGTTTGAGGTCCACGGTCCTCGTCTAAACCGTTACTCCCTAAACTGGGCTATGTATCTTGGCCACCACTGGGGTTACCGCCGTGAGCAAGGCGAAATGCAAATCTCGCTCAACTATTACCGAGCATTCCTAGATTACATTGCTCGCTTTACTTTTGGTAACGGAGTTCACTTCCGTAGCCCTAAAGCCACTGAGGCTATCATTCCTGCTCGTCTAGAGCGTGTATGGAATGTTGACAACGACAAGATGCACATCCTGTTTGAAATGGCGCAGCTTGGCGGTATCACTGGTGACTGTTTTGTTAAAGTTGCCTACGAAGAGCCCTGGGAAGATAGCGTTGGCCGTTTTCATCCAGGCCGTGTTCGTATTCTTCCATTGAACTCTGCATTTGCTTTTCCTGAGTTCCACCCACACGACAGAACTCGTCTTCTACGTTTCAAGCAGAAGTACCGCTTCTGGGGCACCAGCCTAGAAGGTACTCGTCAGGTATTTACTTACACTGAAATTCTTACAGATGACATCATCGAAGAGTATGTAAACGATGAGTTGATTGACAGCAGACCTAACCCACTGGGACAGATTCCTGTTGTACATATTCCAAATATTCCTGTGTCAGGTTCTCCTTGGGGACTTTCTGACGCTCACGATATTATTAGCGTTAACCGTTCATATAACGAAATTGCTACGGATATTGCCGACATCATCAACTACCATGCTGCTCCTGTAACAGTTATTGTTGGTGCTAAAGCTTCTAACCTTGAAAAGGGTGCAAAGAAGGTCTGGGGTGGTCTTCCTAAAGACGCTCAGGTATTTAACCTTGAAGGTGGCGCTGCCGGACTATCTGGAGCTATGCAGTATATGCAGATGCTAAAGATGTCTATGCACGAAATCATGAACGTACCGGAGTCTGCACTTGGTCAATCTCAGCCTATTTCTAACACTTCTGGTGTTGCTCTATCTATCCAGTTCCAGCCGCTTATGAACCGTCACTCGCAGAAAGTTGCAGTGTACGGAAGAGGTCTTGAAAGAATCAACGAGCTGGTAATCCTCAACTTGGCTGTCAAAGAGCCAGAGATGCTTGCTTACAATCCTGATGAAGATGGCCCTATCAAGGACGGTCAGCTAACTCAGCTTGACCCTAACGACCCACTAACTTACATGTCTTTCGCACACTTCCCACCACCGCTACCTCTAGACAAGCTAGTTCTTCTTAACGAGCTTTCACAGAAGATGTCTATGGGCCTCGAGTCTAAAGAAGGCGCTCTACGTGCTCTTGGCGAAGAGTTCCCTGAAGAGAAGCTTGTCGAGATTCGCACCGAGCTTATTGCTGATGCTCAGGCTGAAGGTTCTATCAACCTAGTTAAGGTACAGATTCAGAAGCAGATTATGGACTTGACTGGCATGATGGCCGGTCCTGACGGAACTGCTACCCCTGTTGACCCAATGATGATGGGTGACGGAGATGTCATGGGTGATGGTCAGCTTGGCCCTCAGCAGGAATCTCCAGAAGAAGAGCAGGCAGCCATGGAAAACATGGAAGCTGAGCAGCAAATTAGAGAGACTTTGGTTAACCAAGCTTACGGGACTCAAACCCCGGCAAGAAGTACGGTTGACAAAGATTAATGCCAAATAAAATGGCATTATTGAGTTAAGGCACAAAAGTTAATATTTTTGTACTTTAATTATTATATAACTGACAAGGTCTAGTGGCATTAATTCGGAAAACGACCATCGAGAATGAAAAGAGGTTGGCCTCATGGCTGATTTGGAAAACACCCCAGACGTAGTGGAAACTACACCAATAAATGCAAATGTGTTTGCAGAGGAGACTCTATTGCCTAACACTGACAAGGTTGCTGAAGCAATTCAGAAAGCCCGTGCTCAGGAGAAGGATAAGCTTTACCCTCAGCTAACCAAGTTGCAAGAAGAACTCGCAATCCTTAAAAAGGAACGTGAGGAACGCGCAGCTAGAGATGCCGAGCGTGCTGAGAAGCGCAAATTGCGTGAGTCAGAGCGTGAAGCTGAAAAGAAAGCTCAGCTAGAAGAAGAGATGTCATTCAAGAAACTCCTTAAAACTAAGGAAGAAGAATGGGAATCAAAACTTGAGAATGAGCGTCTAGAGCGTGAAAAAGCGTTTGCACTCCTACAACAGGAGCAAAAGTACAACGAGCTGAAGGACTATCGTTCACAGCGTGTTGAGCAAGAACGCGACAACATCATTCCAGAGCTTATCGACCTTATCTCTGGAAATACCCGCGATGAAATCGAGCAGAGCATCGCTGGTCTAAAAGAACGCTCTGCGAAAATCTTCGATTCTGTTGCGCAAGTTGCACAGCAGAGCCGCAAGGAAATGGTGGGAACTCGTATTACGAGCCCTGCCTCTGGACCCCTCGACAACGACTCGGACTCACGTACGTACTCACCAAATGACATTTCTAATATGTCAATGGCAGACTATGCGAAGAATCGTTCCAAGCTTCTTGGAAACAGCAATAACAGTGGACAGGGATTGTTCGGGAATTAATCACCCAACCTAAAGACCGCTTCTGAAAGGAGCAAAAAATGGCAGGTTCTGCTATTACAGGTTCGGGCCAGCTCGCTGGTGCCCCAACCGCTTACTCAGGTTCGAACAGCCAGCTATCGCAGGCTATTCAGACCATCTGGTCGAAGGAAATTCTGTTCCAGGCGATGCCAATTCTTCGCTTTGAGCAGTTTGCAGTTAAGAAGACTGAACTAGGTGTTGCACCTGGTCTTCGTGTTAACTTCCTTCGTTACAAGAACTTCAGCGTGGACCCAACTCCACTAACTGAAGGTGTCCGTATGACCACCAACGCTCTAACCGCAGAGCAGATTGCTATCACCGTTGCAGAACACGGCTACGCAGTTGCAGTTTCAGAACTGTTGCTGAACGCTTCGTTCGATGACGTTATGGCATCGGCTTCACGTTTGCTTGGTCGCCACATGGCACAGTACCTTGACACCCAGGCTCGTAACACTCTATCGGCTGCTACTTCAGCAACCTTTGGTTACGACCGTTCAACTCTAACTTCATCGACCACCTTCAACACCTATGCTGAAGGTACCGTCGGTACTAAGTTGTCAGATTTGACAAACGGTAACTTCAAGTTGACTACTGGTGCTATCAAGGACTCGGCTCTTCAGCTTGCTTCGAAGAACATTCCACGCATTGGTGAGACCTACGTGCAGTTCATCCACCCTAAGCAGTCACGTGACCTTCGCTCGAACCCAGAGTTCATCGAAGTCACCAAGTACGCTGCCCCAGGTAACTTCATGCTAGGTGAAATCGGTCGTCTATACGACGTCGTCTTCATCGAGACCACTCAGATTAACAAGCTAACCACAGGCGGTAACGGTTTCGGCCAGACCCTTGGTTCAGCTGTTGTTGACGAGACCAACTACGTTGGCACTCCATCAACCCAGACCAGTGTTCCAGTAACTGCTAACACTGCTCCTGGTTCGGGTGGTAACCCAATCGGTTCGGCTACTCCAAACCCTGCTGGTGGTTCAGCTGGTACCGTTGCGTATGACGTCTACGAATCAATCATGATTGGTGACAACGCATTCGGTCACGCTATCTCGCTTCCAGTTGAGCTCCGCGATGGTGGTGTTCTAGACTTCGGTCGTGAGCACGCACTAGCATGGTACGCCATCTGGGGTCTAGGTATCATCACTGACCAGGCTATCAACAAGGTTTACACCAACTAATAGCCAAAAATCGTCGAGGGGGGCCCGCAAGGGCCCCCCAACACAAACAAAAAACAAACTAATAAGGAGAATAAACATCGTGGCAAATAAACCCACTAGTCCACAGGACATGACCGGCCGTGCAGCTGAAGATGCTGCAAAGCGCAACGCAGCAGAGATTGCTGCTCGCAAAGAAGAAATTTCAATCAGTCGTCAGCAAGAAGAAGTTAGTCTTGCCAATGACGTCTTTGACCCAAAGAAACCAGACGCTCCTATCGTCATTGACGAGATTGAGAATGTCGGTGTCAAGCTAGCTAATGACACAGTAGTAATCCGTACCATTTCTGATATTGAAGATATGACTTATGGTGTAGGTAACCTGTACACATTTAAGCAAGGCGTCAAGTATAGAGTTCCGCGTGACCTCGCAGATTATCTCGAGCGTCTCGGATATGTTTGGCAGCAATAAGCTACCAAATTACTGTACGCCCTGCTGGTCCCGCCCTCCTCACCAGCAGGGCGTACTTTTACGTTTGGCCTGTATTCTAGGGCAAAATAAGAGAACATAATAAAGAAG